CATCCAGGACTGCAGCTGCGAGCGTCGCCTCATCGGCATAAAAGCGGCGATTCATAAATTGCGATGCGCTGTCCTCAGCCGCTGCGAGTAGCAACTCAACATGATTACGATCGGCTTCATCCGCCCGCACGTGCTGCATCGCTTCATCCGTGCTGATCGCGTTCATGTCAGACCTTCGGTTTTTTGTCAGTGGCCAGACCGGCAGCAATGAGCGATACAGCATCGTGTTTCGGAGACTTGTAGCCGTCACCGCCAGCGCGGCGCACTTCCTTACCGTCCAGATAACTGCGCAGCGGGTAGATGGTGACCTCAGCAGTCGTGCTAGCTTCGGTCAGCTCAGCTTCGAGGGCTCCTGCATCGGCGATGGATACCGTTGCATCCGTCGCAATCTGGGTCACGGCAGCTGGTGTGGCAGCTTGGGCCGATGCGGCGCCAGCATCTGATGTCAGTGAACCAGCCGTTGCGACCGTCGACGAGGGGCTGTCAGCCGATGCAGCCGTTTGAGTGGCTGTCGCTGGTTCGTTCGCTACGGGCTTATCCGTAGTAGTCGTATTGGTGCGTGCCATTTGATGAACTCCTGAAAAGCGAGGCCGCCCGCAGGCGGCCCTCGGTGGTGGGGTATCAGGCGGCGGTCAGGTCGCCAGTAACGAACGCTTCGGGGCGGTACACAGCGAACGCGAGGCGCTCTTCAGCGCGGATGGACACCATGTTCTTTTCGAAGTCGTCGGCGTTCTCGGTCGAGATCAGGACTTCGATACCCATGCGGTCGTAGATCTGCGCGGCCAGGCTGAATGCGCCCACCAGGAACTGGTCCTGCACAATGGCTTGAGTTTCAACCACCGGCAGATTCCACAGGCGTGGAGTGGTGCCGTCCTGAGGCTTGCCGATGATGTAACGGCCGTCGCCATCCTTCAGCAGTTCAATCGCAGCCCAGTCGATCGGGTTGAGCACGATGCCAGTGGATGGGAATTCAGCCAGCATGGCCTGCAGGAGCGCCAGGCGAATGCGGTCAATGCGTTGTTCAGCTTCGACAACAATGCCGCCGGGGGCAGCGTAGGCCTGAGCCTGGGGAATGATGCCCTTGAGGTTGTTGCCTGTGCCATTGCCGTAGAGCAACTGCGCTTCTTCAGCCATCAGCAAGCCGTAGCGCGCACGCGCATCGATGTAGCTTTGCAGGGCAGAAGCGTCATCCAGAATCTGACGGCTACCTTTGAACAAGTGAGCGATGGTGCGCACGTTCGCGTTTTCCAGCGCGAAGGTCAGCTCACTGTACGGCTTGGCCAAGCCCTCACCAACGATGGCAGCATTGTTGGTGAAGCCGGTTTCGCGCACGTACTCGACGGAGCTGCTGCCCGTCGTACCTGGTGCAACTAGATCGCGGATGGTGAGGCGGCGCTGCGGGGCCAGAATCACGCCGACGCGTTCGCCCTGGACCAGGGCACCGCCCGACGTCGGAGCAGAAGTGATAGCTGCGCGGGGCACTTCGACACGACGCGAGCCACGAAAGGAGCTCGTCACGCCCTCTTCCGTCATTTTGGTCGCGACCATATCGCCAGCCGACTGCTGCACGCCCGGCTCTTGGCGCTTGCCAGCATTCACTAGCTTCTGTTCCGCTTCCTGCATGCGCGCCTGCAGCTCGCCCTGCTTCATCAGCAGTTCGTCCACCTTACCGCGAGTTTCAGCCTGCATTTCACCGGAGGCTTTGATTTCCTTCTCGGTTCGCTCGGCATAGGTTTTGATCTGATCGCCAACGGCTTTCAAGTCAGCCTGGGTTTGTTTCTGGGAAGCTTCAATTTGTGCGTAATCAGGAGCTGGCATGTTTTTTGGTCCTTTCAGATATGAAAAAACCGCCTCTCGGGCGGTTTGTAATCGGTTGCGGATTCAGTCGCTTAGCAGCCAGGGAAAAGTCCCCGGAGTGCTGACGCCTGATTTGCGGTTTCTTCAAACGCGGATACATCAAGGGCAGCGCTAGGCATACCCGGCACGACAGCGCGAGGCTTGTCGCCGCCAGCAGCGCTAAGCGTGCCGGTCTTGATTTCAGAAATAAGTTTGCGACGTTCGCTGCGGGGCATGCCCGACTTCGCCAGCGCGGCGTCCAGTTTGCGAGCAGAATGCGCTTGGGCTTGCTCGTCATCAGTGACTTCTGCAACTTCCGCGGCGGAAATAAGCCCCGTCGCGAAGCCCTTCTCAACTGCGTTCGCGCCGTTCATGTAGGTCTCGGCGTCGAGCATTTTTTCAACTGTCTTTTCGTCCTGCCCACTGGTGTCCGAGTACAGGCTGATCATCGCGCGATCAAATTCTTCCATCGTGTCGGCCAGTTCGCGGATCGCGTGGCGATTGCCAGCGTAGTAGGTCCAGCAGTTGTGGATCATGAGGAAGGCGGTCTTGGCCACTTCTCGCTTGGTGCCGGCCATTGCGATCACCGACGCGGCCGAAGCAGCCAGGCCAAGTACCTTGATGGTGATTTCCTGAGAGTGCTCGAGGAGACGGTTATAGATCGCGATCCCCTCAAACATGTCGCCACCCGGGGAGTTGATATAGACCGTGACGGGCTTGTCGCCGATTGCGCGCAGCGCAGCGTCTACACGCTTGAGCGTCACGCCGTCGCCGTACCAGTCTTCACCGATGATTCCGTACATGGTGATGGTGTCCGTACCGGCTTCCAGTGCAGCGCGAAGGTCCGGATTCCACATATCGAGCGCACGAGGTCTCAGCTCACAGCGAAAGCTGCCGGCCTTGATGTTCAGCTGCATGGTTACTCCTGATTCTGGCCGAGCCAGTTTTTAAGGGCGGCCTGCGCGGCCTGGCCATCTGTTGAATTGCCCAACTTGTCGATGGGTGCCAGGTTGGTCTGCACAGTGAGCACCGCGGCGTTTCCACCATGGCGAGGCAGGTTTTCTTTAATTCGGCACTCGTCGCGGGTCATGATCCCGTTCTGGGTCATCTTGCTGTACCACTCTGCGCGTCCGGCGCTGTCGGCCTTGAGAAAAGCTTCGAGCGAATATTCTGCATAATGGGACTGCCGCTCGACTGGTGTCAGAAGCCGCTTGTTCACACACTGCTGGATCTGATTGGTGATCGAACTGATGCTGAATGTCAGAAAGGCAATCATCTGTTGTTCGAGGCCTGTTCCCCAGTTGCTGCCGGAATCCGTCTTGCCAACCATCCAGGGTGGTACGCCAAACCAGCGGCAGACCTCTTCAATGCTGTATGACCTGGACTCCAAGAGCTGGGCGTCAACTGGGTCAATACCTATGGACTCTGGCGTGATCCCCTGCTCAAGTACCGGGGACCGACCAGCATTCAGCGCGCCTGATATCTGCTTCACATAGTCGCGAAACTCATCACGCTGTTCAGGCTTCAGTATCCGGTCAACCTTGAAGGCCACCGCCGGTAAAAGCCCGTTCTTGAAGGTGCCGTTCGCCGCATCATCAGCCGACATCGCGGCGCCGAAAACGTCTGCTCCGTAACGAATAGCTGAAAGCCCCACTCGACCATCAAGACTGAAGGCCGGAATGTGAAGCATGTTTTGGCGCTCGATCTGTCGCCTCGCCCCCTTCCTTGGCCTGTACCAGTAAGTGATTCGCCCTTCGTCATCCAGATCAAGATCTACTCGCGACGGAAGAAGGAAATCCAGCGCAACGATCCGAGAGCCAATGCGCAGAATCTCCGCGAAAGCGTTTCCGCGCAGCAACATGGCCGCAACCATCGCCTGCCAGAACTGAAACGCCGTCATGTCCTCGTTGGGGCTGTTGTGGATAACGTCATACAAGCCAAAGTCGCGCGCATCCTTCCTGCCACCATCGACTTCGCGGCGATAGACACCGAGCGGAAGGCCCGCAACCGAGGTCGAGATAATTCGTACACAGGCCCACACGGCCGAAAGCTGCATGGCATTGTCGACGGTTACAGTCTTTCCGGAGCTGGACTGGCCGCCGAGGAGCTGCCCCCAGAACCCACCATCACTCAACTTGATGGATTTTCCGAACCATTCGCCCAGTGAGGCTTTTGGCTTGCTGGCTGCTCGGCCAATCACGGCCGATAAGGATTTAGTCACCTGTCAGCCCCTTGCGCACAAAACCAGCGATTAGAAGTAAAGATGCTCCGCCTGCCAGCAAAGACCAGCC